AGATGAAGAAGATAATGATAGCGATAGCGATAATTTAAACCCGGTAAATATAGCTTTTGATGTTGTAAAAAGTTTAGTAAGTTTATTTGCAAATAAGCCTAACCCAAATGACTGGCAAGGTTATGACGCTCTTGATAGAAGAATTAACGCGCCAATAGGTACAAATGCTATTAACTGGGTAATTAATGACGGCGACAGTGTACAAAATGAAGCGTTAAACATTGTTAGATATATCCAGGCAAACGGAACTAAAAATATATTAGGACGTTCAACTTGGTTTAACAGGACTATTACAATAGAAGATGTAGCTGATAAATTAAGCCGAGGTGGTTTTGGTAAAGAAGCAGCACAATTAGTTGCAGAAAGTAAAAAATTACCACCACCACCACCACCAGCAGAAAAAGCCGGTATGAATATTTGGGTTACACTTGGAATTGTGGGCGCTGGTATTTTCTTAATTTCAAAAATGAAAAAATAATGACCGCAGCACAAAAAACAGCAAAGGCAAATTTTAAAAAAGCCATTGAATACAGAAAAAAAACTGGCGTTTCTCTAAAAGAAGCGTTTGCACACGTTTACGGTAAAAAAGTAGGCGCGGCCCCTAAAAAGAAGGCAACAAAGAAGGCAGCACCTAAAAAGGCAGCTAAAAAAGTTGTAAAGAAGGCAGCCCCTAAAAAAGCAGCCAAGAAAAAGCATACAAAATACGGAGTAGTTAAAAAACACGTTCGTAGAGTAGCTGGAGTAAAAAAACATAAGCATATTAGTGAGCAATCTATTTTAAATAAGATCCATAGAGTAAAAGATGATGTAAATAAATTAGATGAAGCACAGCATAAGCATATGATAGGAGCTGTTGATAAAATGCGAGAAAGATTAATTAAAGAATATAATTGGACGCATACAGATGTAAAAAATTTAGAGCGTGAATTAGGTAATATGCAACAAGCATTAAAAGAAAATCCTAAGGCACCTAAACATTTGAAAGACGAAACTAAAAAATATATTGTTTCTTTAAAATCTTTATTAAAAGAAGAAAAAGAACATTTGAAAGAAATTAAAAAACTATTGTAATAAAATGTACAAAATTTCTTTATACACTAAAAAAAAGGCAAAGAAATTAAAAGTAATTGTCTTACCTAGTGAAAAGAAAAACAAAAAAATTGATGTGTATGACGTTTACGGTAATTTCTTAGCTAGTGTGGGTGATCCTAATTATTTAGATTACCCAAGTTATTTAAGACATTGCGGTAAAAAGATAGCAGACGAAAAAAGAAAACTTTATAAAATAAGACACCAAAAAGATAGAACGGTAAAAGGATCCCCAGGGTTTTACGCCGATCAATTACTTTGGTAAATTAAATACTTCACAATAATTTAAAAACAAAAAAAATGCGTAGAAGAAAAGCACACAAAAAAGCTACCCACAGACGTCGTCGTATGTCAGGTATGGGTAAAGTGGGCGGCGCAGCTTCAACTGTACTTTATACAGTAGCCGGAGCAGCAGCAGCACAATTAGTTGGTAAAGTATTACCAGCGTCAGTTAACGACAAAATCAAAGCAGCTGTACCAGTTGCGGTTGGTTTATTCTTACCTAAGTTTGTAAAAGGAGCAGCCGGCCAAGGTCTTGCAGCTGGTATGATCGCCGTGGGCGGTCTTAAACTTGTACAATCTTTTGGAGTATTAAATGGTATCGGTGCGTTTGCTAGTGATGTAAATTACAAAGCGCCACAGATCGCTGCTTATTACAATAGAGAAGGTTTAGTTGACAAAAGCTATATGACGCCGTCAATAGCTGGCCTGGACGAAGAGGGCTGTTAATTATTTTCCTTTCACCTTTATTTAAAAAAATAAAAAACTTATAACAAATGGCAACTCAAATGGGTTCTAGAATGGTTTTCGAAAATGCGAAAACCCTTGTGCGCGGTTTAGGTTATTCAGTGGATCACGCTAAATTGACGCAATCATATTTACGCAGTGAAGTAGCACTTAGCACTTCTATTGCAAACTACCATATTCCAGTTCTTGTAAACGACACTCAAAACGGTGCAAGCCGCGTTAACGAGAAGCGTCTTAACTTACAAGACATTTTCGTAACAACTGAAATCGCAGTTTTAATCGGTATTGGAACATCAACAAACACAGCTGCTAAGTTGTATACTTACCCTAACGCAACAGCGTTTACAAGTTCAAGTGATGATGATCTTTGGAGTATTTATAACGGTTTTTTAAACCTTACTATCAATAACGAACAGATCTTACCAGCTTGGGACGTAGCACGTCACTATTTTGTTCCTCAAACGCAACAAAATACAAACTTTAACAGCGCAACTGCAACTTCACCGGCTCAATACACTATTGATCAGTGGGCTGCTTCTAGCGACGCGTTTTATCCAGTAGAGCCAGGTATTGTAATGAACGGTGCCGCTAACATCAACTTCCAGTTGACTGCAAACGGTGCGCCAGCTTCAATTACATCAAATAGCTTTATTTGCGTAATTCAGCGTGGTATCTTATGCCAAAACGTTACTACTGTTAAATAGTATTAACCTTATGTGCCTTGCGGGCCTTAAACGCCGCCGCCGGCCGTCGGATATTACGGCCAACTTTTTTAATTATTAATTTTAAGATATGCGTATCAAACGTTTTGAAGCGGTGGAAATTAACGTACCTAGTGGATCAACACTAACGCGTTTTTATTTCCCGGACTTACCACAATTAAGAAACGCCAAAATTGAAGCAGTGCAAGTTTACGTTGCGGGAGCAATCAGTAAGACGCCATTGACTGGATCAACACCAGTAACAGTAGCGGACGCAAAGCAATCATTTTTGACTTTATACCAGGGTGATCTTCAGTTAATTTACAATATCCCAATCGTTGGTTTAATCAATATTCAAGAAAGTTCAACACCTTTTGTTTTTGATTTGCCAAGTATGAATGATATTGATATTAGCTGGACTAAATCTTTTATCAGTACCGCAGCTGCTCTAGCTACTACAAACGTGGCATACAGTTTTGGTATTTATTACTACTTGTAAATTTTTTGTTATGGCAACTTTAAGACCTGAAATGTTTAGTATTGAGGAACTGTTGGACTTTTATGAAGCAGCAGAAGGAAACGACTATATGATTTATATGGGTACAAAGCCCACAGCTGACTATTGCCGTTATTCGTTTGTTGGTGATAAGGAAATCGGACGCCAAAAACTTTTAACTGATCTTACACAGTTGCGTAATAACCCTGAAAATTACAACACGTATTTAATGCAAGTAATTAGCGAAAATGGTACTGGTAGAGGAAGGGCAAAAAAAGAGCCAATTCTCACCAGTATTATTTTCCAATTAAATAGACCAGTACAGTATAGCGGTTACCAGCAACAAATGGGTAGCTTAGGTAGTGCCAGGACTGAAATGTTATTGGAACGACTTGTTGAGCAGAATAGTTTATTACAAAGCAGATTAGCGGCCCTGGAAGCAATCGGCGAACTAGAAGAAGAAGAAGAAGAAGTACCAGAAAGCCCGATCAATGCAATAATAAACAATCCTGAATTGCAACAAGCTATTGTAACTGGTATAATGGGCCTAGTGGGTGGAATGTTTGCCAAAGGCGGACAACCAACAGCAATAGCCGGAATAGACGACGAAGCAGAAGCAACAGAAATTTTAAGATCATTAATGAGCAAAGGCGTAACAATAGATCATTTAAGGAAACTTAATGAAATGTCAAGCGCAAAACTTAGTTCGTTATTATTTATGTTATAATGGCCAAAAGTAATTTTTTAAAAGATAATAGCAGCCTAATTATAGGGCTTGTGGTTGTTTATTTTGGATATACTAAAGTAATTAAACCGCTATTGGAAGGCGTGGGCTTATCTAAAAGTGAAGCAGAACTTGAAATCGAGAAACAGACAAGCAACCCAGGAAGCCCCTGGAACCCGAACTATTGGCGTAAAGGTGGCGCGACTATTATAACCAATGCGCAGGTACAAAAGTTTATTGAAACTATTTGGAACGCACCAGGATATTTTTATGATGATTTTGACGCAGTTTTAGGCGTATTTAAACAACTTAAAACAAAAAGCCAGGTAAGTTATCTAGCAGACAAATTTAACCAGGCTAAAGGCAAGGATCTATTAAATTGGCTACAAGGTGGCGGCCCATTAAGTTGGCCCGCAGATCGTTTTAGCGCAGATCAAGTAAACCAGTTAATAAAATATGTTAACAGTTTAAAAAACTATTAAAATGAAAGATAAGGGAAGTTTATTAATATTACTTTTATTAGCTGGCGTAATTGTTTATGCAGCTACTAAAAAGCGTAAAGGATCTATTGAAATAGGCCCACTAGACCAAGGTGAATTTTTACCTGATGATAGAGATGCGGCAAAAGATTTAACGGACGAGGAAAAAATAATGTTTGAGATATGAAAAACAAAAATTTAATATTACTTCTAGCAGCGGGCGCAGCTTACTGGTATTTCTTTATGTATAAAAAGAAACCAGTAATGACAGTAACACAACCAGGTATGCCGGACGTTCCAGGATCAAGCACACCAGCAGCCGCACAAACGCAGCCAGGAGTAACAACCGAAGCCGTTAGTATTGTTGATCAAATTAAAAGTTTTAGCGAGCCAATGCGCCAGCTAGAGCATAAACAAGACGAAGGATATATAACTTATTACGTTAACCAGGTAAGCGGAGTTAAACGTGTGGGCGTACCTTACACTGTTTAATTTTACTTTCACCTTTAATAAAAAACAAAATGGCCGATTTTAAAGTAACAGCGGATCTAATAAAATACGACGTAAACTTTATAACTTATGACGTTAGCGGTTACGTTACAAGTGACTGTAACAGTATTTTATTTATCAATTACGGATCTAATGCCGTACAGATTGAAAGCGTAACGCTGCAACAAAATCAAAGTTTACAAATAGAAGGCAACCAGGGCGAGTTTACAACACGTCGCTTTTTTGCTAACTTTATTAATTCAGGGGGCTTTAATAACCTGGTAACTGTTAAGAAAAATTACTTATTATAATGCCAAACATAGATTTATCCATATTAAACCAAAGACAAACGCCGGCGTTTTACGCCGATACGTTAGCCAATAGGCCCGCAGCTGGTTTTGTTGGTAGGATCTTTGTATCGACAAACACATTAGATTTATACCGCGATAATGGTACTACCTGGGATTTATTAAGCCCTAGTAGCACTGGTACAATTACGGGAAGCGGGGCAGCCGGACAAGTAACGTATTTTAGCGCTGCTTCAAGTATTACTGGTTCTAATAACTTATTTTGGGATAGTACCAATAACCGTTTAGGCGTTAATACGAATGCACCAACAGCAAGTTTTGACGTACATTCTGCTAGTAATACAATAGCGCAATTCAACCAAACAGTTGCTACAAATGATACCAGAATAGCTTTTCAAAATAGTGGATCTAGTTTATGGCGTATTGGTAATTTATACAATGCTGGTGCCAATGACTTTGAAATATTTGACGTAGTAGGCGCTTTACAATCATTAACCGTTAAAAAGACAACGGGCCAAGTATTAATTGGAACGTCAACTGTTGGATCCGGTAAATTGGTGGTAAGAAGTGCAAGCAGCGACAACGGGATCCAGATCGTAGGTGCAACAGCGCCAAGTTTGAGAATAGATAGCGCAGAAACTGGGCCAACTAAAAGAATTGGTTTAGCTATTGCAACAAATACAAATAACTTTATCCAGGGTAGTGCGGATCGTGATATGTGTATTTTTAATGGAAGCACAACCGCAAGCCCAATGTTATTTGGTATTTATGACGCCGGGGCCGTTAGCGTCCAGGAAGCAGCTAGAATAAGCGCAGCAAGAAATTTTTTAATTGGAACGACAACAGATAGCGGACAAAAATTAATTGTTAGCGGAACAGCTTTAATAACTGGTGCAGCTACTTTTAATAATAGTATAAATGTAGTTTCTACAAATCCTTATTTATTATTAAATGATACTAGCGGAAGTGCAGCTGGTTCAGTTGTATTTCTAAATCAAGGCGTACAAAAATTTAATCTAGCAACGCAAGCAAGTACAAATGATATTGGATTATATAATAATGGTGGTACTAATTCTTTTAATTTTTATATAAAATATTCAACCGGAAATTTTCTTATCGGCTCAACAACAGACACAGGTGCAAAATTACAAGTTAGCGGCACGGCAGAATTTACAGGCAGTGTAGGTATAGGAAATACAATAAATCCAAGTTATAAATTAGCCGTTTCAGGTAATACTTATATTACAGGTGCTACCAGTACAGGTGCAGACATTGCATTAATTGTTCAAAATTCTAGTTTAACAAATTTATTTTATGTAATAAATAACGGAGTTGTAAATATAAACAATTTAGCAGGTACAGGAAGTAGAGCAGTATTAGCAGATGCAAATGGTTTTTTATCTGCACCAATATCCGATATATCTGTAAAGCAAAATATTATTAACATTGGTTATGGTTTAAATGAAATACTTAAAATGAACCCTATATGGTTTGATTTTATTGATGGCTATAAAAATTATGGAGAAGGAAGACAAAATGGGAATATAGCACAAGAAATGGAACAAATTATACCAGAAGCAGTATTTTTAACACAATCAACAAATAAAAAAGGTATTAATTACGATCAATTACACGCTGTATATATTAAAGCAATTCAAGAATTAAATTATAAAATAGAAAATTTAAAATAATATGAAAAACATTGTCCCTTTTACACTTTGGGTAAACGGCCAACAACAAACGGCAAACCTTTTTAGCTTAATCATTATTAATGATAATTTAAGTAATAGCGCAACATTTTATTGGCAGTTATTAGATGCAGACGCTAGTAAATTAGCAGACGGAAATTTAACAATGGGAGAGCCTGATTATGACCAGTGGGATACACAAAGCGACGCTAACCAGTGGGCTTACGAATGGGCCGCAACAGAGCTTAATATTACACTAGCTTAATTAATCTTTAAATACTAAACAAATGGAAACCAAACAAGCACTTGCAATTTTAAAACAAATTTTAGACGCAGCTAGCAAAAGCGGTTTATTTGAAAACTTAACGGCTGCAATGACAGCGGCCGACGCTTACAACGCAGTAGCTAAGGAAATATTAAAAGACGAAAGCAATGACGACAGAACTGTTATTTAGTATATGTGTTTTTATTGCCGCTGGTGGTGGCTTTTATTTTACGACTAAAAATAGATTAGATAAAATTGAGCGTGATTTATCCAGGCACAATAATACAAATACAGAAATACTTGATAGATTAGCCCGCATTGAAACAAAACTTGATTTTTTTACAAGTAAATAAAACAATATGTTTAAGAACTGGAAAACATCTTTATTTGGACTAGGCGCAGTTATTACTGGCGTAGCAACTGTATTTAAAGGCGACGTCGCAACTGGTATCACAGCCATATTAAGCGGCCTAGGTTTATTTGCAGCAAAAGACAGCGACATCAACTTAAATAACCGTCCATAATGACAAGCCAGGCTAAAAAATACTTGGTTATTGGAATTGTGGCGTTAATATTATTAAGCAGCACAATGGCAATAGGAGCAAAGGCAGAAGAACTTATTAAAAAGTTTGAGGCCGACGATATAAATAAGTACTTAAACGCGTACATAGATCCAGTAGGTAAACCAACCGTTGGTTATGGAAGTACCTATAATTATGACGCTAAAAGGCCAGTAAAATTAGGTGATAGCGTTACCCAGGCTAAAGCGCTAGAATGGCTTAGAAAAGAAACAAAAAAGATAGTGCCACAGATCAAAGCCCTAGTTAAAGTGCCTATTAATCAAAACCAATTAGACAGCCTAACAAGTTTTGTATATAATATTGGCATAGACGCCTTTAGAGAAAGCACACTTTTAAGATTATTAAATAGTGGCACAGATAAAGAAACAGTAGCGGCCCAATTTGACCGCTGGAATAAAGGCACTGTAAATGGCCAAAAGGTAGTTTTACCGGGCCTAGTAAGGCGCAGAAGTGAGGAAAAAGCACTATTTTTAGCATAAGGAAGCAAGTTTGGTTTCTATAAATTTTGATTTGGATTAGTAAAAGCCTGGTATTTCAATACTGGGCTTTTTTAAACATTAATTGTCGGTCGCTTTAATACCTACTAAGCCTAACATTTTATAAATGTTGGGCTTTTTTATGCCCTATTAAAATAAATTTGGTAGTTTAAACGTTTTTACTATAATTTTACCAACGACAAACAAAAACCCTAAATATGCACCTAAAAACCGACAGTAAGATCCTGGGCGAAATAGCCAGCTTACAATCTAAAATTTTGCGCCTAGAAGCACTGCGCGCACTTACACCGTACGAACAATGTACATTTTTTTTCTATTCTACAAGTGGTAAATTTTTATCATTAAACGAAAATGACGTTCCGTTTGATCTATCTTTTGAACTTAGAATATTGATAGACGCGGCCCTGGAGCATTACCAGTACGACATTAAAAGACTAGAAAACAGTTTCCAATGCGAAGAAAATTAATAAGATTTATTGCAGTAATCTTTTTTATTGTAATATCTATACCAGTTTGTATTTTAACTTATGCAGCTTCACATATTTTTTATTATACATACAGATTAATCAATTTATTAAAACTAAACAAATGAAAAACGATTATTTAAAAGATCTAGCCGACGGCTTCGGATCAATGAACAAAGTAGAAAACAAAAAAAACGAAAAGCAACCCGATTACCAGGGCTATTTTAAAGCAGACGGCAAAATGTATGAAATTGCTGGCTGGGTAAAAATTAGTAAAAACAACAATAAGTATTTATCTATTGCAGTTAAGGAATATACTGAAAAACAACCTAATAACGAACTTTAAAAACTAAACAAATGGAAGAAGTAATAAAAATATTAGAAGATCAAATTAAAAAAATTGATTTAGAAATAGAACATAATAATGAATTAATATATAATCATTATGAATGTAAAAAAACTTTAGAAATACATAATGAATTATTTATGGATAAAAAATATAAAATTTTAGAAGCTATTGCAAAATTAGATTTAACAAATTAAAAACTAATCAAATGAAAATAGATAAAAACGCCCCAGCTTTTCCAGTTATGCCAGTCCAGGATCAATTTGGGCGCCTAGTAGCCCCAATACCTGGTATGACAAAATATGAACACGTATTATTGCAGATCCTTTGCGCAAAAGAAATGCAAAACAATCATAGTAAAATAGGACTATCCACACTTTTAAGAGAGTGCGAAATATTAGCAAACGAATATTTTTTAACCCTAGAAAAAATAGAAAATGAAAAGGAAAATAATGTTAAGGTTATTGAGATGTAGCCCCAATGTTCAAGCTGTAATAGCCCTAATTATTGCAGCCATTTTAATTGGTTTATTACAAAGGATCTAATGATAGACGGACAAAACAAATTAACTTTAGAAGAAAAACTTGCAGCTAGAAAATTTAAACCTGACTATATCCCCTCACAAAGCCAGGTAGTGTTTACCGTTCAAAATAAGCCCATAGGAGTTTTACAAAATTTTATTGTGATCTCGGGGCTTCCAAAAACAGCGAAAAGCACTATATTATCGGCCGCAATAGCAAGCGCTTTCCAACCAGGTGAAGTATTTTCAATGAAATTTACTTTCCCGGAAGGAAGGCGCAGAATTGCGTATTTTGACACCGAGAGCAGCGATTACGACTTTTATAGACAAGTTAACAGAATTAAGCAATTTAGCAACTTAAACAATTTGCCGCCCTGGTGCGACTGCTTTACAGTGCGAGAGGACGGACCGGCTGAAATAAGGGCCTTAATAGTTAACTATTTAGAAAATAACCTGGACTGTCCAATTATTATTATTGACGGCCTTTTAGATCTTATTTTTGACTATAACAGCGAAATAGAGAGCCGCAAGCTAGTAAACTGGTTTAAACGTCTTACAAAGGTTTATAACTGTTTATTTGTAGGAGTATTACACCAGGGTAAAGGCGTAGGCGCGCAGACACTAGGACACCTAGGATCTAATTGTGATCGCTGGGCTTCTAGTACCTTAGAAATGGTAAAAGACAAAGACAAAAAGACCTTTACTTTACAGCCTAGGTTTTTACGATCCAGTGAAGATTTTGATCCAGTCGTACTTATGAATATTGGCGGTAACTGGCAGCAAATACAAATTGAAGGTGAAAGCAAAAAGCCTGAAATTAAGCACCCAAAACAATTTACAGAACTTGACCACAAAAACATAATAAATCAGCTTATTTACGGCCCTATTGCGTACAAAGATCTAATTGCCGAGATCCAGGAACAAAACGCAAAAGGTACTAACTGGGCTAAACAATTATGCAAAATTTGGATCGATAAAAAGTATATTTATAAAAACGAATTAAACCTATATGAGAAAAGATACTAAACGATTTATTGCCTATATGTTAATGCAAAAACATTTTAAATTAGTAAAGAAAGGCGCTAACTGGCGTATAGAATACAATGGCGTATTATTACAGCCCGAGGACATAGAATTTTTAAAGTTAGTTGCAAAAAAAAGCGGCCAAAAATTTGACCGCCTGGACAAAACAATTAACCCTAATTAACTGCTTTATTTTCCTTTCACGACAAAGATAAACAAAAATGGAATATTACACTGCAATTATTTTTTTTGAGGATCACAAAGAAATAACACCAAAAAAATACCGAAATATAAACCGAGTTGAAAACTTTATTGATTTTGCCCGTAAACTTGGCGGACATTATGTAAATTTATACGATAAAAAAACGAAACGATTTTATTGCCGCGTCTGGTTGAACAATTAAAACAAAGTCAGCAACCCAGCACGCCGCCAAAAGACCAGCCAAGCGCTGGTTTTTTTGTGCCTGGTATGTATCGCTTATAAAGTGGTTTAAATTAAAGGTGAAAAGAAAATAATTTAAACCGGTTTAGGTGGTTTAAAATAGGTGGTTTAATTTTTATCTTTGCTAGCTCACGCGTACGCAAAGATAATAAATTTTAAACTAAAAGTTTAACCAACACACACTATTTTTAAAAAAAATTTTTTTGTTTGATTTTCGAACAATTTTTCGTAACTTTGTAAGGTATGACAGCTAAAAAATGGGTGGGCGTCCTAGTCGGAGCCGCAGCAATTTGGTGGATTTATGGAAAATACCGTTTTAGTCAAGGGGTTAGCTTCTTGATCACTAAAATTCGTATTGGCGGTAGCTTTTTAAACCCTGAAATCAATTTGGACGTAACAATATACAACCCAACCAATATTTCAACTTCAATTTCAAATATTAACGCAGAACTATTTTTAGCCAGTGGCCAAAAGATAGCTGATGTATATTATAATCAAAAATTAGACATAAAAGCCAAAAGCCAGGTAGTTTTACCATTGCAAGCTGTAACGACGTTTAGCGGGGCTGTAAATGCAATTAGTGAGGTAATTAGAACGAAATCGGCCAATTTTAAATTGACTGGAACGGCAGCAGTTGACGGGATCTTTTTACCTTTTGACATAAATTACAATTTTTATGGTTAGTAAAGCGGCAGTTTTAGAAAAGCTGGCGCCTTTTAAAAATTATAAAAGGGTAGTTAGTTCGGATCAAACAGTTACCGACATTATAGACGGAATTGTTGACACGCACTATAAATATGAAAAAGAATATGACAAAATAAGTCATTATTTTGTAGGTGAAAGTGAACTTGAAACGGCACGAAATATTTGGAACTTTTTAAAATCAAACGTTCCTTATTTCATCGAAAGTACTGCGACGCAGACCTTACGATCACCCTCAGCAATAATAGCAATGTTACCTGGGGCCGACTGTAAAAGTTATAGTTTATTCAGCCTAGGCGTCTTAGACTCGCTTCGAAGAAAAGGTATTTTAGAAGCACCTTTAGCGTTTAGGTTTGCTGGATATAAAGACAGTACCAGGGAGCCGCAACACGTTTTTGCTGTTATGTATCCTGGAACAAAAAAGGAAATTTGGATTGATCCAGTGTTGGCAAGATTTAACGAAAAAAGACAACCTAGTTTTTATAAAGATAAAAAAATAAAAATGGCACTAATTGCACTAAGCGGCGTAGGCTACACATCAAACGATAAACGCGCTGAAATAACAGCTTATAGAGATAAACTTGTACGCGATCGCGATACACTTTTGCAAGCTGGCGTAATCACACCAGGATCTAGTAAAGAATTACAATATAAAGTTGCAATTAACAAAGCAACTATTGCACTTCAAGATTTACCAGCTATGAGTGGAATTATGGACGTAATTAAAAATTTTGCAAAACCAAAAAGTAAGCAAGAAGATGAAGAAGATAATGATAGCGATAGCGATAATTTAAACCCGGTAAATATAGCTTTTGATGTTGTAAAAAGTTTAGTAAGTTTATTTGCAAATAAGCCTAACCCAAATGACTGGCAAGGTTATGATGCTCTTGATAGAAGAATTAACGCGCCAATAGGTACAAATGCTATTAACTGGGTAATTAATGACGGCGACAGCGTACAAAATGAAGCGTTAAACATTGTTAGATATATCCAGGCAAACGGAACTAAAAATATTTTAGGACGTTCTACTTGGTTTAACAGAACAATTACAATAGAAGACGTTGCGGATAAATTAAGCCGAGGTGGTTTTGGTAAAGAAGCAGCACAATTAGTTGCAGCAAGTAAAAAATTACCACCACCACCACCACCAGCAGAAAAAGCCGGTATGAATATTTGGGTTACACTTGGAAT